CACGATCAGCGCTGGCCGAACCCCAAGCGCCATCACGTTCGCCTTCACCCGATTCAGGCCCTCGTCTGTGTCGAGGTCGCAACCGTCGCGACTGAGCCACATGGAAAGCTTGGGCGCACCGTGGTGAACCTTCCACGCCGCCACGCGCCCACGCAGCCCGTGATGGCCCTCGCCTGCGAGATAGACGACTGGCCCAGGCCTGACACGGCAACCGAACCAATCTGCAGCACCGCTCGCCAGGCGAAGGCACCAGTCCAGGACCACGAACGTCTTGCCGCCGCCCGATGGCCCGTGGACCATGATCAAGGCCTGGTCCTGCAGCCACCCTCGCACCAGCCACGAAATCGGGGCCGGCTGGCTCGCGAAGTCGTCGGCGGGGATCAGCCAGTCCGGGGCTCGAGGCGCAAGGAGAGACGCCAGGTCTTTGCCAGCCTGGACGTAGTCGTTTGCGTCGCCGAGAATCGGCGGGACGACGTAACGCACGCCGTGTTTTGCCGCCGCCTGTTCCGCGTACCGCTGACCCACGCCGCTCTTGTCGTTGTCGGCGACGACACAGAGGTCCGCGCCGGGTAGCCTCCCTTTCCAGTGCTCCGTCACCGGCACGAGATTGGAGGCGCTGTAGGCCACCACGACAGGTCGCCCGCTGACCTCGTGGACGGTGGCTCCGGTGGCGTAGCCCTCGACGATATAGGTAACGCCGTCGGGTTCTCGACCTCCGATCATGGTGAAACATCCGCCGGTCTGCCCACCTGGGTGATAGAGCTTGCCGCCGCTGGCGTCGATATATTGCAGGCTGGCCAGCTCGTCCTCTGGCGAGTAGAGCGGCGCCACCAGCCGCCCGTCACCGGTGACGCGGAGGTCGTGGGGCCTGATCCCCTTGCGCACAAGATAGGGGTGATCTGTCGGTGCCGGCGCGACATCCTCCCAGATGCGCCCTACAACGTCGCTGGCCACCTCGTGGCGAGCCTCGGCTTCTGCCTCGCGCTGAGCGCGGACCTCGGCCATGCGGCGGGCGTGCTCAACCTCCTCAGCGGCTGACAGCCGGCGCCCGATCTCAGCTCGCCATGGCTCGTCGATTCCCTGCCGCCAGTCGCCAAAGCGACCGGCCGGAACCCCATCGCCGTACGCGATATACCAAGCGGCTTTCTGCGGACCGAACCTGTGAATCTTTCCGTCGAGAACCACTGCCGACGGCGGGTCGATACCAGCCACCTCGATAGCGCGAAGGAGCTGTTCTTCGGGTGTTCCGGGGTCGGCGGGAATGAAGGCGCCGCCTCCGAAAAATTGGCGCAGGTCAGCCACGGATCACCCCCTTCAGGAAGCCCTCAAGAAGCACCAGCGTCGACGGGTGCGCGTCCGCCTCGCCCTTGAGGAAGCGATAGATCGTGCCCCGCGATAATCCGGTGGCCTTCGCCACGTCCCTGATCTTGATTCCCCGGTCCGCCATCGCGGCCCTGATCTGCTCTGCTGACATCGTGCCTCCGTTCGTGCTTGACTGTCCCATATGGTGCCTGTAGTGTCCATATGCAACGGCGCAACCCGATGATCGGACCGCGCCATCAAGGAGGGCCGCATGGCCATTTCGTTACGCAGAACCGGCGCGTTGTCTGCGCCATTTGTGAAGGTTTTGGTGCCCGGTGAGTCTGGCGCCGGTAAAACGCGGGCGCTTGCCCAGCTGGACGACATTGTCATCCTGTCCGCCGAAGAGGGGCTGCTGTCGATTCGCGACAGCGACAAACCCTACATTACGATCAACGGCATCGACGATCTGTACGAGGCTTATGCGTGGCTGACTGAGTCCGCCGAGGCCCGCCAGTTCAACGCCGTCGGAGTCGATTCGCTGTCTGAGATTGCCGAGGTTGTCCTTGCCGCCGAGCGCAAGGGCGGCAAGGGCGCCAAGGACCCACGAGCAGCCTATGGCGAGATGCAGGACAAGATGGCGGGCATCATCCGCGCCTTTCGCGACCTTCCAAACCGCCACGTCGTCATGACGGCGAAGGTCGAAAAGGGCGCAACCGAGATGGGCGAGCTCCGCTACGTCGCCAGCATGCCTGGAAAGAAATTGACGGCGGACCTGCCCTACTACTTCGACGAGGTCCTTGTCGTCCGCGTCCATCGCACTGGTGAGACGGTTGAGCGTGTTTTTCAATGCCAGGACGACGGCGTCTGGCACGCGAAAGATCGCAGCGGCCGCCTCGACATGTGGGAGCCGTATGACCTGAAGGCCCTGATCGGGAAGATCGGCGGTGCAAAGTGATCGATCTCCTCACCGCCTGGATGGAAGCCAAGGAAGCGGAGCGCGCAGCGCAGGAGCGCCGTCGCGACCTCGAGGACCAGATCGCCGCAGCCCTCAAGGTGCCCGCCGACCTTGACGGCACCATGCGGCGCGACTTCGACGACGTCGAGATCAAGATCGTTGGGCGTATCGATCGCAAGGTCGACACCGACGCCCTACAAGACCTTGCCCGCGAGGCGGGGTTGACCGATCACCTGTCGGCCCTGTTCCGCTGGAAAGCAGAGATCAACGCGAAGGCGTGGGAGCGCGCCGACGAGAGCATCACCAAGCCACTGACCGGGGCAATCACCACGAAGCCGGGCCGACCCAGCTTCAGCATTGCAAAGAAAGAAGGATGAGCCATGGCGAGACTTGATCAGACTTACGTTGCAGACGATTTGCCAAAGAGTGACCGAAACTTCGAGCCGCTGCCCGCTGGCTGGTACGCCGCGACGATTTCGGAAGCGGACATCAAGAAGACTCAGGCTGGGACCGGCAGCTACATCAAGATGCGCCTCGACGTCACGGGGCCGTCGCACCAGGGGCGGGTGCTGTTTTCAAACATCAACCTGCGCAACCCGAACCCGAAGGCTGAGGAAATCGGTGCGCAGCAGCTCGGAGAGCTTATGCGCGCCGTCGGATTGCCGCGCCTCGAGGATACCGATCAGCTGGTTGGTCGCTCGGTTTCGGTGAAGGTCACGATCAAAGAGTCCGAGCAGTACGGAACGCAAAACGAGGTGAAGGCGTACAAGTCGGCCAGCGGTGCTGCTGCTGCACCGACTACGACGCCAGCTACCTCTGCTGCTGCGGCGAAGACGCCGCCTTGGGGGAAGAAGTGAGCGGGCCCAGCAACGAGACGGAGGTAGAAGTCCTTCTGCGGCGGTTGGTGGAATCCAACGAACAGATCAGCAAGGCGCTGGTGCAGATCGCCCGCGCGTTCCCGTCGGACCATAACGGCACGGCGGTGAACGTTGTGATCTGTCAGCCCGACGGCATGCCAATGATCACCGTGAACCACGACAAGTGGAATCGGTGAAACAACCAGGGGGCGCCCGTGGCCCCCTTTTCTCTGGTGACCCACAATGGCCCCCATCCCTCCACCGCGAAGCCTGACAGCGTCTGCAATCGACGCCCACCACGAGGCCCGCCAGGAAGCTCCACGAGCCCATATGGGCTGTAGCGAGCTTGGAGCCGAGTGTGACCGCTGGTTGTGGCTCAAGTTTCGCTGGGCTGTCCCTGAATCGTTCAGCGGGCGCATGCTGCGTCTGTTCCGTCGAGGCCATCGCGAAGAAGCCGTAATCCTCGGCGACCTGCGGGCGATCGGGTGTGTCATCGACGAAGGCGAGCAACAACGCGTCGACTTTGGGTGTCATGTGTCGGGGAGCATCGACGCCGTGATCCGGTCTGGCGTTCCCGAGGCGCCGAAAAAACCGCACGTTGCTGAATTTAAAACCCACAGTCTCAAGAGCTTTGCCGACCTCGAGAAGCATGGCGTCGAAAAGTCCAAGCCGCGCCACTTCATCCAGATGCAATGCTACATGCACGGCCTCGGCATCGACCGGGCGCTCTATCTCGCCGTGTGCAAGGACGACGACCGCATTTACACCGAGCGGGTGCGCTACGACCGCGACGTCGCCGAGAAGGCGATCGCCCGAGGAAAGCGCCTTGCCATCGTCGACGAGATGCCGCCGCCGCTGTCACATGACCCGTCGTGGTACCAGTGCAAGCCTTGCGCGGCTCATTCGTTCTGCCACTCGCCGACGACACGAGACGTGCCTCGCTCTTGCCGAACGTGTGCACACTCGACGGCGAAGGAAGACGGCACATGGCGTTGTGAACGCCACGACTACGAGCCGATCCCCGTCGCCAACCAGCGGATGGGCTGCACCGACTATGAGGCGCACGACCACATGGTGAAGCCGTGAAGATCAGGGACTATCAGCGCCGCGCCATTGACGAGCTCATGGAATGGATGCGGAGCAACACTGGCCATCCGTGCCTCGTCCTTCCGACGGGTGCCGGCAAGAGCGTCGTGGTTGCCACCCTGTGTCGAGAAGCGCTGACAGAGTGGCCAGAAACACGCATCCTCATGCTCTCACACGTCAAAGAAATCATCGAGCAGAACGCCGAGCGCATGCGCGCTGTCTGGCCGGCGGCGCCGCTTGGGGTTTACCACGCCGGCATGCGTCGTCGTGACCTCGGTGAGCCGATCACGTTTGCCGGCATCCAGTCGATCCGCAACCGCGCCGCCGACGTCGGCCACGTCGACCTATGCATCATCGACGAGTGCCACCTCGTCAACCACGACGACGAAGGTAGCTATAGGCGATTTATTGGTGAGTTGACCAAAAACAACCAGCACATGCGTGTGATCGGGTTGACGGCTACGCCTTACCGTCTCGGCCACGGATACATCACCGACAAGCCCGCACTATTCGATGGCCTCGTGGAGCCTGTCAGCGTCGAGGAGTTGCTATCTCGCGACTTCCTTTCGCCACTACGATGTCGCGCGACCAAAAAGAAGTTTGACACGTCGGGTCTGCACAAGCGCGGCGGAGAGTTCATTGAATCTGAGCTGCAAGACCTCGTCGACACCGACGCACAAAACGCGATCGTCGCCGACGAAATCATGGCCAATGCGACGGGCCGCAAGTCGTGGTTGGTGTTTTGTGTTGGTGTCCGCCACGCCGAACGCATGCTAGACGCGTTGCGGGCTCGTGGCGTCGTCACCGAGTGCATCACCGGCGACACACCAAAGAGCGAGCGAGAGAAAATCATCGCCGATTTCAAGAATGGCAAGGTCACGGCGATCACAAATGCCAACGTGCTGACGACGGGATTTGATGCGCCGGGTGTCGACTTCATCGCGTTCCTTCGTCCTACGATGTCCGTTTCCCTCTACATGCAAATGAGCGGACGCGGCCTCCGCAAGGCCGAAGGCAAGACCGACTGTCTTGTCCTCGATTTTGCCGGTCTCGTGGCACAGCATGGACCCATCACGGCGCCGAGGGTGAAGGGGCCTGGAAAAGACGGTGAAGTGCCGGTCAAGGTGTGCCCAAACACCGTGATCCGTGGCGGCGAATCGTGCGAGTGCGCCGAGCTTGTCCCGATCCACATCATGACCTGCCCGGCTTGCGGCTTTGAGTTTCCCCGTGCTGCGCCACCGCCGCCTGAGGCTCCACAGCTCGAGGAAGTTGACATGGTCTTTGGCATCAACCCAGACGACGTAAAAGTCCTCGAGGTCACCGAGTGGACATGGCGCAAGGTCGCCAGCCGCTCGGGAAAAGACATGCTGACAGTGACCTACTACGGATGCCTCAGCGACCACCCTGTCACGGAATATCTGACGGTGCTCCACGACGGATACGCAGGACAAAAAGCATGGACAACCGTG